AAGGTGAGCCTCGACGGCGGCCGGTCGTACGGGCCGAACGTGCAGATCCCCGCCAGCGGGGTGTACGCGATCCCCAACACGGGCGTCACCGTGACCTTCGGCTCGGGGACGCTGGTGGTGGGCGACAGCTTCCGGATCAAGACCAGCGCGCCCCTCTGGGACGTCACGAGCCTCGCGGCGGCGCTCGCGTCGCTCACGTCCGTGGTGGGGCGCTACGAGTTCGCGCACGTCGCGGGCCCGGTCGATCGCACGAGCGCGGGCACCGCGAAGACGTGGGCCACCGACCGTCAGACCGCGGGCGAGTACGTCTTCGCGCAGCTCGGGTGCCGCGACCAGTACACGGGCGAGTCGATCACCACCTGGTCGGCGGCGATCCAGGGCACCGACCCGGGGTTCTCGGGCTACGACGGTGGCCGCTACCTCGACGTGTGCGCCACGCACGGGTACGTCGCGAGCTACCTGCGCGCGGGCGTGTACTTCCGGCGCAACCTCGCCGTGCTCCGCTCCGCGCGCCTCGCGTCGATCCCTGCGCGCCAGCACCCCGGCCGCGTGAAGAGCGGGCCCATCCAGGGCCTCATGCCCGACACCGACGCGCTCGCGGGCGTGATTCACGACCTCGCGACGTACACCTCGCTCGACAACGCCCGCTTCTCGGGCGCGCAGCAGGTGAAGGGGCGTCCTCGCGGCGAGTGGTACTTCACGTCGCGCACGATGTCCGTGTCGACGTCGGACTTCGGCGAGGTGCAGCGCATCCGCGTGATGTGCCTCGCCGCGACGGCCGCGCTCACGGCGCTCGCCGAATACGTCGGCGACGACGTGGAGACGAAGACGGACGGCACCGGGCAGATCGCCGAGGCTGCGGCGCAGGCGATCGACGGGGAGGTCACCGCGAAGCTCAAGCTCGCCGTCGTGCGCGCCCCGAACGACCACGCGACGCGGGTCACCGCGCGCACCGTCCGCACCAACAACCTCCTCTCGACCGGGACGCTCCAGTGCGCCATCTCGGTCGTGCCGCGCGGCTCGGTCAACGCCGTCTCGACCACCATCAGCTACACCCTCACCGCGAGCGCGTGATGAACCAGAACGGCAACGAATACTCCTGGCAGAGCTACGAGCTGCGCATCAACGGCACGAAGATCACGGACATCAAGGGCGCCAAGTGGGCCGATGAGGTGGAGGGCGGGGAGCCGGTGTACGGCGCCTCGCGCGTCCCCCGCGGGCGCACCGCCGGGCGCTACAAGCCCGGCGACGCCTCGATCACGTTCTACCGCTCGGGGTGGGCGGCGTTTCTCGCGAGCGCCCCGAACGGCTACAGCGACGTGGTGGGGACGCTCGTCCACCAGTACCGCGAGGGCTCGGACATCCACACCGTCACGCTCGAACAGGTGCGCATCATGGGCGCCGACGAGAGCGCGGAGGAAGGGACCGACGCCTCCGAGGTCGAGGTGAAGATGAGCTTCCTCCGCTGCCTCCGCGACGGCAAAGAGCTGGTGGCCGCGTGAGCGCGCAACCTGATGACCTCGAAGAGGTCGAGCTCTCGCCCGAGGAGCACGCTTCGCTGGTCTCGCGCCACGGCAAGGACGTGACCGTGTACGACGCGGGCGGACGACGGTGGGCCTTCAAAAAGCCCACGCGCGCGCAGTGGCAGGCGTACAAGTGCGACCAGCAGTCGCCGAACCCCACCACGAAGGCCGACGCGGGCGTGGCGCTCGCGCGGTCGTGCGTCGTGCCGTTCGACCCCGCGGGCTCCGTCGCCGCCGAGCGGGAGGCGTTTGACGCGTTGGGTGAGGACTACCCCGCGCTCCTCGACCTCTTCGCGTCGCTGGTGGAGGCGTCGGCCATCGGCCCTTTGCCGATTCGCGGCGTCAAGCCGCCGCCCGCTTCGAGCAAGGGCGCCGCGACCTCGACGCCGCCGCCGAAAGCCTGATCGCGTTCGCGGGCGCCGACCCGGAAGACCCCGAGGCCCACGCGGGCGCGCTGCACCTCGCCGAATTCCTGGCGGGGTTCCGCGCACTGCTCAAAGGGCTGAGTACGAAGCCCAAGACCACCCCGAAGGGACGACGCACTCGTGGCCGGTGAGACTCTGCAATGGCGCCTGCGACTCCGCGAGGATGTCTTCGGCCCTGCGTCCAAGGCGCAGAAGGCGCTCCGCGCGTATCAGGCCGAGTCGAACCGCATCGCGCGCGTTCAGCGCCAGCAGCAGGCGGCGATGGCGAGGTTGAACGCGCAGGCGTTCCGGCGCGATCAGCAGATGCGCCGCGCGCAAGAGCGTGCCGCGGCGTCGTCGGCCGCACGCGTCGCCCGCGCGAACGCACAGGCGTACCGCCGTGACCAGGCGCTCCAGGTCTCGCGCGGTCGGTCGCTCGCACGGCTTCAGGAGCGGCAGGCCCGGCAGAACGAGCGCATCCTCGATGGGAACGCGGCCCTCGGCCGCGGCGCCGTCCTGGGGATGCTCGGCGTGATGGGCGGGCTCGCCGTCGGGGTCGCGGGCTTCGGCCTGCGCATCGCCGAGGGTTTCGCCGAGATCGGCCTCGCGGCGGGTCAGGCCGTCATCGAGGTCGCGGCGTTCCGTGAGAGCTCGCTCGCGAGCCTGAACGCCGTCTTGGGGAACGCTCGGTCGGCGGGACGCGCGTACCGCAACGCCATCGTGATCGCGAATCAGACGCCGCTCGACACGCGGGACGTGATCCAGGCGCAGACGCAGCTCGCCGTCGCGGGCTTCCGAGAGTCGGAGCTCACCCCGCTCCTCGCGGCGTTCAGCGACGTGCAGGCGGCACGCGGGGGCGAGGCGGGACAGGCGCTGATCCGCGTCCTCGGGCAGATTCGGGGTCTCGGGCGCGTGAACCGCGGCGACATCACCATGCAGGCGCAGACCGCGGGCCTCGCGCCGGGTTTGGTGTTCGAAGCCATCGCGCGGCGGATGGGGCTCCAGAACGCAGCCGCCGCGGAGGCCGCGGTCGGCCAGCGCCGCGTGAACAGTCAGGTCGCGATCCAGGCGTTCCTCGACGCCACGAGCCGCGCGTACGACCAGGGCGGCCCGCTCGGCACGTTCGCGCGCCAGCAGTCCGAGACCCTCACGGGCGCGCTCTCGAACCTCCGCAACGCGGGCTTTAACCTTCTCGCCCAGATCGACTTTTCGAAGATCCCTGGCGTGATCGCGTTCCGCAACGCCATCCTCCAGATTACGGCAGCGCTCGACGCAGGATCGCCCGCAGGGCAGCGTCTGCGCGGCGTGATCACGGGCACCGTCAACACCGTCGGCAACCTCTTCGCGCGGGTGAACCCCCAGACGATCGCGCAGGGCTTCGGCTTCGTGCAGCGCGGCGTCGTGGGTGTTGGCAACGGCCTGCGTACGGCGTGGCCCGTCGTGCGCGCGTTCGGCCAGGGCTTCGGCCCTGCCTTCATGGCGGCCGTGCGCCCCCTCGGCGCGATCTTCGCGCAGCTCGCGTCCGGGGGTGGCCCGTCGGCGGGCACGATGCAGATGATTGCCACGGCGGCGCGCGGCCTCGGCGTGGCCCTCGGGCTCCTCGTCGGCACGATGACGATTGCAGTCGTCATCGGTGCGGCGTTCATCACCACAACGACCGCGTGGGGCGTCGCGCTCCTCGGGTGGGTTTCGAACTTCGCAGCGACGCTCTCCGAGCGCTTCCGCGGGATGGGCGCGGACATCATGGCGGGGCTGCGCAACGGCATTCTCTCGTCGGTCGCGGCGCCCGTGGTGGCGATCCAGGCCGCCGGCCAGAACCTCGTCGATGGGGTCAAGCAGACGCTCGGGATTCAGTCGCCCTCCAAGGTCTTCGCCGACGAGGTGGGGCGGTGGATTCCCGCGGGCGTCGAGCAGGGGATCACCCGCAACACGGGCGGGATGACCGACGCGCTCGCCAGCACGCTCCAGCCGCCCGCCGTGCCGCGTCTCGGCGGTCTTGGGGGTGTCACGATCTACGTCACCGTCACCGAGGCTCGGGACGCGCGCGCGACGGCCACCGCCGTGACCGAAGACCTTGAGCTCCAGCTCGGCGCGATCTTCGGTCGCCTCGCGGAGACGACGTGATCCCCGACCCGTTCACCGACCCCGACTCGTGGGACACGCTCACCATCGGCGGCGTGTCGTTCGGCGGGGCGTTCAAGTTCGACGGGAAGCTCCTCTCGCGCAAGCTCGACCGTCGCCACGCCGCGGGGCGCGACGGCGCGCGCATCCGCGACAAGGGCTACGAGATCGCCGAGATCACCCTGACGCTCACCATCTACGAGGCGTCGCACTGGTACGACCTCGAAGCGCTCGTCGCGCTTTTGTTTCCGCGCGGCGCCGATCCTTCGCGCCGCAACGCGCACGTGTGCCCGCACCCGGCGCTGGCCCTCGCGGGGATCACCGAGGTCTACGCGGTGTCGATGGACACGCCGCAGCAGTCGATGGAGGGCGCGGGCCGCTGGGACGTCACGCTCCACCTCGTCGAGTACCGCCCCGAGGCGCAGACCGCGCGGAACGTCTCGCGCACCCCGCGCAGCGTGCCCGAGGTCGGCGCGAACGCCACGGCCTTTACGGGCACCGAGGCCGCCCCGCCGACGCCCCCGACACCGCCCGCGACCCCAGGCCCGAACGACTGACATGGCCGAAGTCACCCTCAACGGCAGCGCCGTCACCCGCGCGACGATCCACCTCCCGCGCGTCGGGGTGTGGTGCGCCGACGTGGACGTCGACACGGAGACCGCCCCCACGGGCCGCGTGTCGATCGCGGTGGATGGCGTCGTGTACTGGTCGGGCACGGTGATCGCCGGGGCAGTCCTGCACGGCCTCTGGCGCGGGCGCCTCGTGGGCGGCGCGGGGGGGCTGCGGACCGAGCTCCCGGCGATGGCCTACCGCCTCGCCACGCTCGCCGACGTGCTCGCCGACGTGCTCGCCGCGACCGGCGAGACCCTCGCGGCCGACGCGGGCGACCTCACCACGTCCGCACCGCTCTACCACCGCGCGAAGGGCACCGGCGCGCAGGCCGTCGCCGAGCTCGCGCGCATCCTCGGGTACGTCTGGCGCGTGCGCGCGGACGGCACGCTCTGGCTCGGCGTGGAGACCTGGCCCGACGCCACGGCGGCCGACTGGGCGCTCCTCGACCGTGACCCTGTGCGGGGGAGCTACACCCTCGGCGGGGACACCCTGGCGCTCGTGCCGGGGCAGCTCGTGTCCGTGCGTGACGAGTCGGGCGATGTGTTCGTCCGCGCGGGCGACGTGCGGCACGTGATTGAGCCCGAGACGATCACCACGACGCTCTGGCAGGCCACGACGTGAGCACGCTCCTCGACGACCTCCGACGCCTCGTGACGGCCTTCGTCGGGCGGCGGCTCGATCACCTCGCGCTCTATCCCGCGCGCGTGGTGCAGCAGCGCGACGACGGGACGCTCGACCTCACGCCCGAGTCGTCGGCCGTGCCGTCCTGCCAGGGCGTCCCGATCCGCCACGGGCTCCCGGGTGTGACCGTGACCGTGGCCGCGGGAGAACGTGTGCTCCTCGGCTACGAGGGTGGCGATCCGTCCAGGCCCTACGCGGCCCTGTGGACCGCTGGTAGCGTCACCACGATCAAGATCAACGGGGGCACTCTGCGCGTCGCGCGCGAGGGCGACGATGTGGTGCGGACGGATGCGTTTGCGACGTGGTGCGCGTCGGTGACCGCGAAGGTCAACACACTGCCCGGCACGCCGACGCCCGCCGCGCCCGCGACGCTCGGCACGATCGACGAGGGCTACAGCGGATTGAGGGTGCCGTGAGTGACCTTGGAATAGACATCAACACGCCGATCACGAACGGCGTCCCCGACCTCGACCCGATGTTCGGGCTCGTGTCGGGCCGTACCGCGCTCGTGCAGGCGCTCGCGCGACGGCTCACCACGAAGCACGGGATGCTCGAATGGATCGGTGACGACCCCGAGTACGGCCACGACGTGCGGGAGTATCTCGGCGAGGACGTAGGGCCGCGCGCGGAGTTCGTGATCGCGTCGCGTGTCCAGGCCGAGTGCCTCAAGGACGAGCGCGTGCGCGCCGCGCAGGTCACGCCGACGCTCGCCGCCGGACGCCTCTCGCTCGCGGTGCGGGTCACCGACGCGGAAGGTCCGTTCCGCTTCACGCTCGCCGTCTCCGACGTGTCCGTCGAACTCCTGAAGGTGTACTGATGGTCGCTTCCGTCTCCGAGCTCATCGTCCCCCGCACCGCGGACGCGATCGCCACCGAGCAACTCGCCGTGCTCGACGCCGAGGACTTCCCGGTCACGTCGTGGCAGTCGGGGAGCGCGCCGCGCGACCTCGTGAAAGCCGACGCGACGGCAATGGCGCGGCTCGACGCGAATGTCGCCGACCTCGCGAAGGCCGCGTTCCTCGACGACGCCGAGGGCGACTGGCTCACCCTCCTCGCGGCGTCGCGCTTCGACACCGACCGCGTCCTGGCGACCTACACCGAGGGCTACGTCCGGGTGGCGTGCGCCTCGGGCGCGGGGCCGCACACGATCAGCGCCGCGCAGCTCCTCCTCACCGACGGCACGCGCCGCTGGCGCTCGATCAATGCCACGTCCGTGACGGTGGCCTCGGGCGGCTACCAGGACATCAAGGTCCGTGCGGAGGTCGCGGGCGATGACTACAACATCGCGTCCGGCGCGACGTTGACCATCGTCTCGCCCGCGCTCGCGGGCCTCACGGTCACAAACCCCGTCTACGCCGACGGGACGTGGATCACGTCCGCGGGCGCCGACGACGAGTCGGACGCCTCGCTCCGCGCCCGATGCCGCGCCCGCTGGGGCACGCTCGGCCGCGGGGCCAATGACGCCGCGTACCGCTACCTCGCGCGCACGGGCCACGCCTACGAGACGTCGGTCACGCGCGCATACGTCGTGTGGGGCGCGGGCGACGGCACGCTCACGGTCTACCTCGCGGGGCCTTCGGGCGCGGTGAACAACACCGTGGTGACGGCCGTCCAGGCGTGGATCGACGAGAACAAGCCCGGCACTGATTCCGCCACCGTCGCGAGCGTCGTCAACGTCCCGGTGACGGTCGCGGGCACGATCTACCTCCCCGCGGCCTACGACACGACGGCCAACCGCACGCTCGCCACCGACGCCTTGGGCGCGTACTTCGCCGGTCTCGACGTGGGGCAAGACCCCGACCTCGGCGCGATCTACCACGCGCTCTACAGCGCGGCGGGCATCACGGACATCGACCTTACGTCGCCCTCGGGCGACACGGCCGTCAACAACGGCCATGTCGCGACCCTCGTCACCTCGCTCACCTGGACGGCCACGTGACCTTCACGCAGTACCAGGAAGACCTCACGCCGATCCGGGGTGACTGGGGGCTCGCGTGGGCGCGCGCGCACGGGACGGTCAAGGACACCGAGCTCGCCCGCGCGCGGGACGCCGTGCTCGTCGGCGCGGTCACGCGGTGCGGGGCCGATGCGCTCCCGCGGCACGGTGCGGACGTCGACCTCGAGCGCTACGCGCCCGACACCGACGCGACCTATCGCGCGCGTCTCGTGCAGGCGTTCGACCTCTGGGGGTGGGCGGGCACGCCGCGCGGGTGGGCGCACGCGCTCTCCCTCACGTCGGCGCAGATCCGCGGCGCGCGCTTCGTCGCACAGTACCAGTGGCCCTCGGGCGCGCCGGACGGCTTCACCACGCTCTGGTCGCGCTTCTGGGTCTACGTCTGGACGGGCACGCTCACGGTGGGCCGCTTCACCGTCGGCCCGTGGGCGACACTCGGCGCGGCCGCGTCGCCCTACACGCTCCTCGTGGTCGGCGACTTCACCGTCGGCCCCGACGTGATCGTGGGTGTGAACATGACGCCCGCGCAGCTCTCCGAGATCCGCCGCGCCCTCGCAAAGTGGAAGAGCGCGCGGGACCGCGTACCCGCGCTCGGGATCACCGACGGCGTGATCGTCGGGATGCCGGGCCTCGTGGTCGGCGGCTTCGTGGTCGGCGGCTCGCTCATTCGCATCACGTACAGCGAAGGCGGTGTGATGCGCGTCGGCGACTTCACCGTCGGCGCGACCCCCGAAAACAACCCTTCCGCCCCGTGGTTCCCCTACGTGGGCCGTCCCCTCCCTCTCGTCTGACCGAAGGAACCCCCTCGCATGTCCACCAGCTACAGCGCGACCGCAGAGTTCACCGACACGACCACCGTCCTCGTCGATGGCGACCCCGGGAGCGCCGACAACCTCAACGCCGCGCCGAAGAAGGCGCTCGACCGTTGCGCGATGCTGCGCGCCGCGACGGACGGCCTCCTCGTGTGGGCGCACAAGGCCCGCGTCGCCACGGGTGGTGCAGCCTCGGGCAACACCGCCGTCTACGTGCCGCCCATCGAGGCCGTGTCGCTCCTCGACGGCACGACGTGGAAGGCGTTTTTGCTCGGGAGCGAGACGCAGCTCACCACCGCGTCGCACTTCGGCGGCGGCACGCTGGCCGCGGACACGTGGTACTACGTCTACGCCTACGTGAGCGGGGGCGCGCTCGCGCTCCAGATCAGCCTCGACGCGCCCGAGACCGGGCTCATCTGGAAGAGCGGTGCGGTCGGTACGCACCGCTACCTCTTCTGCTTCCACACGGACAGCAGCGGCGTCGCGCTCCCGATGCGTATGAGCCGCGGGCGCTACCTCTACCGCTTCAGCGCGATCACCTCGACTGAGCTCCGCGCGCTCAACACCTCGTCCGAGGTCACCGCCACCGACGTGATCCTCGCGCGCGGTGGAACGTCCACGAAAGAACTCCTCCCGCCGCACTCGCGCGTGGCCCATGTGCGAATCAGCCTCGTGGCGTCAGGGAACCACGTCGATGATCAGGTGACGGTCTCGCTCACCACGAAGGCCGACTCGACTGCGAACAGCATCCGCCACGACTTCTACGTGGCATCGACCTCGCACGCGAGTGAGCGGGACGGATGGATCGAGACCAACGACTCGCGGACGATCCAGTACGCGTTCACGCTCTCGAACACCGACGCTGGCGACCCGACGGCCACGCTGTCGCTCTACGTGCTCGGCTTCGAGGAGTAGGTCAGGGTCGGTAGGCGGGCTGCAATTCGTCGAGCCATCGCGAACCGGGCGAGTTCGCCCGAATCACGAGACCATCGACGGAGATGCGCTCGCCGCCTGCGTCGGGTCCGTCAGGACGCATCAGGAATCCAGACACCGACTGAACCCTGAGTTCCACGCGGTCGTTCATCAGAACAGGAACCAGCACACCGACGTTGACAGGGTTGTAGATCGGGACCGATTCACCCGCTGCATTTACGAACGACGCGACACACCCGTTCGCGGTCGGGTTCTGGATCACACTCCCGTCGAGATTGGCGAGAACGATGCACGCCACGCTGAACGACGTGCCGTCGCGCAGGTATCCACCGACCAGTGCATTGACCCGGACCGCAGGCGGTCCGTCTACTCCTCCGCGCCCCGGCGCCAAGGACACCGACACCGTCGCAGACGAGAAACGCGCCACAGGCGCCTCTGCGCCGCGCCCTCGGTTCACGGTGAGACCAAACGAAGACTCGATGGTCGGAATGCACCGGCATCCACCGACTGCCCCACCATCCGTCGCGACCCCGCCATCACCACCCGCGATCGCATCGCGCGTCTCGGCGTCGAGCACGTCGTTCACGACGTCGACGATCGCATCGCGCACGTCGGCCAGAAGCCCCGCGTCGTGACCCGCGTCGCTGCTGGGGGGCGCTCCCCCAGACGAGCAAGCGACCATGACGAGGTGGATGGAGAGGGCGCCCGCGAGGGAGCCGAAAACGAGACGAGAGCGGGTGTGCATGGCCCGAGAGACTACGCGGCGCGCACGATTTCTTTCAACCCGTTGACCCCCAGGAGAATCCATGCCTCTGCAAACCCACGTCCTCGCAGTGCGCCAGCCGATCTCGGCGGGCGTCGCGACCCGCACCCTGGCACTGACCACGACCGACGCGAGCGTGACCCTCCCTGCGGGCGGCTACGAGCTCGTGCTCGGCGGATCGAGCGACCTCGCGGTGATCGGCCTCGGCACGACCACGACCGCGCTCCCCGACGCGAGTGAGGACGCCAACATCGCGGTCATCCCCTCGCTCGGGGTGGCCGAGCTCGCGCTCGACGCAGAGACCGTGCTGCACGCGCGTGTCCTCTCGGGCACCGCCACGCTCTACGTCGTGCGGAAGGCGGCGGGCTGATGGGCGCCATTCGACCGGGCGG